CAATAATTTCATGTGCCTCTTCACCCGCTGACGCACTCTTTCTAGCGGGGATAGATACAAACCCAGTTGACCCGGGTATATCTGTGGCTGAACCCCCATCATTCCCCTGCCGTAGCCAAATACTGATGTCTTGGATAGCGTTATCGGTGTTTTGAAACTGCGTGCTGAACTGTAGGTTGTATATACCAGCGTTTACTACAGCAATCTTGGACGAAGAAATAGACACGCTATTAGAAAAGTCAGTCGTATTTAGTGTCATCAACGTGGCTGTATTAGCTGTCGTTGTTTGATCTTGGTCACTGGAAAATGCACCATAAGGAAACCGTAAAAACGCGCCACCGGTAGTAGAAGAAAACGCCTGCGTAAAGTTATCTATCGTATTGAAGTACTGGCGCAGAATACTCGTAAGTGAATCTACGTATCTCTGGTCGTACTCTACCGGAGCCGCAGGTAAGCGCGGCGCATTAGGTGGGATTAACGCAAATGCACGTTCTAAAGGTAGTGTCATCGACGACCATCCGCTCTGACATCAATACGTGGAGAGCCTAGTTGCCACTGTGTGCCTAATGTATTCGACTCAAGTTTGAACGCCATCTGACGCCCGCGAATCCGCACGAATATCTGCTGTGTAAATTGCTGGACGTTGTACGTCGGCGTAGTCACATATGACTGCTTACTTGTTACCGCTGGGTTGTCGGAGTCACCGTAGTTAGCACCGGGATTTTGACGAGGGCGAACCGTAAAGTTAACGGCAGGCGCTGCTGATGTGGAGCCGTCAAATGTGACGTCAGGTATAAGACGCCACACAAAACCAAAATTATGACCATCACCAATATCAAAGTCCGAGGATTGAACATAAGCATCAATGGCAACCGGAGTGCCAGTCTCGTTGTTGTCCACACCTGTCTCTTGATATACAAGAGCACCGTTTGTATATGCGCCGTTAGAGTTATACCCAATAGCCGACATTGGCTCGGAGCGCAGTGGGCTATCTAGCCAAGCAGTGCGCGGGCGAACAGTTGTGCCGTTCCAAGTACCGTAGTACCAAGTACGCTCAAGGTGGTTATAAATGACGTAGCGGTCAACTAATGTGTTTGGAGCCCCCGCCGTTCCCGTTCCGTTTTCACCAGTAGAAGTAGTGCCTGTTATAGATACATAAGACCACCATATTTCGTTGTAGCCTTCATTTGTACCAGAGAAGAACTGATACGCCTCTTGCACATTGATGTTGGTATAAATGTACTGACGCAAGGCGCAGGGTAGTGTTTCTACACGACCGGTATACATATAAAACTTATCCGTACCCATCCAGTAGGTGACGTTGTTTACTGTAGCCACAGCATTTGGCCCAATAATAGAAATGTTGTCCGCAAGAATCTGATTACCCCATACATACGGAGCGCCGAGGTACTGGAACGAATAGACTGCTGAGTCCGTATACACCAAGATTTCTTGGCGTGTTTGTATCGCCGTAATGATTGATGAGCCGTGGCTAAGTTTGATACCGCCTGCTTGGTTGGTAATTGATGGAATCCATGTAGCCAAACTATTTTGGTCGGACCAACGAATCTGCATAGGGTCTTGCGCTGTCGTGGCATATACGCCAGTTGGGTCGTTACAACCAAAAGCAAACGTAAAGCGAGAAGCATCGGAAACCAACACATAGTTAGCCACGGATGGGCAGGTGGCATCAGGTGTAAATGAACCTGATTTTGTAACTACAGCCGTGCCCGCTTGAATAATCTGCCCGCGATCAAACACGTTTGGACTTGCGTTATTAGCCCAGTAATACATAGCCCCACCGCGTGGGTTGAACACCAAGTCTTCGCCATAGTTAGACTGACTCCACAAGCGCAACTGAATACCTACACCCGTAGTTGCTGCCAAGCCATAGCCTGTAGCAGTTGATGGGTATTGAGATACTTGATCCCCACTTGAATGCGCCGCCGCAGTGCTGTTATACCCACGAGTTATCGTGCCAGCAAATGTAGTCGGTGTAGTAGAGGTATAGGTAATACCTTCAGTACCGATATAAATTGTTCCGCTAGAAGCAAAGCCTGTAGTAGATGTAACTGTGATAGCCGCAGTGGAACTTGAGTTGATACCACCGTTAAGTGCAGTTACATAAGAAGGGCCAAGTGAACCACCATACCCACCAGCACCATACCCTGTACCGAAAGTAAATGTTGAGTTACCAGATGTGATCTGGTAGTTTCCTACTGTGGCGCTACCGCCATTACCAGAATCGCCGCTAGTAGCGTTAACAGACGCAGTTATTGTGTACGTAGTGATACTGGGCACGGACTGCACTTGATATTCTTGGTTTAGAACTGTGGCAGTAATAGCGCCGCCAAGAGAAACTGCGCCACTAAAGATTACAAAGTCCCCAACTTGCACGCCATTAGCCGTGTCAGTCACAGTAATAGTAGGAGAGCCAGTTGTAGCAGAAAAAGTTACATCTCCCGCCGCTGTAGTAGCACGGATAGGAGTTATGTCGTTGAATGCGCCGCCAGTCGAGTTTTGGATGTAGTACTTGTAGTTAGTGCCTACTGCTAGTAAGTTGTATCCGACTAAGTTAATCCAATTCCACATGGACTTAGCCACACCCCAAAAGTTACCTGTAGAGACAGAAGCTGATGTAGAAGTGCCGCTTGACGCAAATGTGCTTGTGGGCGCAGTTGGATAAATCGTACCACCGTCACCTTGCCAGCCACCGATCTTCTCAGGGTAACCGGAACGGAAACGGATTTTGTCGCAGTCGTACCAGCCACCCTCGTTTGATAGGGTAGTGCCTTCGCGGTTAACGCCGGGTCTAAACTGTAGTTTCTGTAATGGCATCTTTTATCCTAAGAACAGGGCACGTTCGTCTTTGCGACGATTCTCTAACCCTTTGAGTATTTTGCCACCCGCCTTGCAATACTTCAAGAGTTCTTCCGCAGCACCTTCCATATCTCCGCGCAGAACCTTTTGACGGAGGGTTGAACGCTGTAGTGTTCCCAGACCAACATTGAAACTAAAAGATATGAGAGCATCGTATTGACCCTGAGTGAGGGGAACAGGACAGAACTGAACCACACCTCGCTCAAAGCGAGCCAAATCTGCTTTAAGAATTCCATCGACTTCTTCCATGCTGAATGTGCGGTTGTCTACGTCTTTGAGGGCAAAACCGTCCCGCTCTTCTATCTTCATCTTGCCCTGCTCTGGGTACAAGACATGCCCTACCCCCACCGTCCACAGTTTGGCTGGGCAACGGTAAGGCTTTTGCCGCACCCCTTCATGGTGCTTAATCATCTTGAGGGCTTTGTCTGACAGGTTCATTTCTTACCAAATGCCTGAGTGCCAAACCAGAACGACACCACGGACGCCCATATGATCTGTGTCTCGTTATCCCACAGAAGGTCTAGCGCCACATCAAATGGAACTTCCTTGTGATAGGCAAACCAGAAGCCAAAGATTTCTACAAAGGCAAACAACACAAACAGACCATAAGTTATGGCGGGACGCACCATAGCACGGGCGTTGGTTACCCACTGACTGGCTCCCTGACCAATAGCAATGTCGTGGGCATACAAGGCTTGGCGTTCCTGCATGGCAGTCTGTGCGTTGGTTACTTCAGCGTTAATCTGTATCTGCTCTGTCTGGATATGCTCAATGCGCTCTTGGGCTTCTAGCCCAGCCTTACGCAAGGCAAGCTCACGCTCAGTCTGCATAGTTGCCAAAGCAATCTCATGCTGTTTGTCAGCACGGTCTTGGAAGAAGTCAAACAGTTTTGGTAACCCGCCCATCAGGAAAGACAGCAGGGTTGAGAATAGTGTCATCATTTTGATTCCTTTAATTCACGTTTCAATTTACGCAACTCTTTGATCTCTTGTTTGAGTTGCGCCTTCATGTATAGGGTTTCTACGTATGCCATTGATGTGACTCCAACAATTACGCATATCGCTACTCCTATCAGTATCCACCAGACAAGGCGCGTAGTTGCCACATTAGCCACCCAAAAAACATTGATATGAACATCACGGCAATCACCCCACTTATTGTTTCAATAGTCCGAATCTCGTCTTGTTCTTTCTGCCACCTTGCCAACCTATTCCTACGTATCAGTTCTGCCCTTGCCCACGCTTGTTCTTGTTCTATTCGGGCGTGCATCTTGAGGAATCGACCATACAAGTCCTTCAACTCTGCTGGCGCGTAGACCATAGCCTCTCGCACCTGCTCCATCAACTTCTCCAACTGCAATTCAATTAGCGCACGCTCAATAGCTTTCTTGCTGGTGTTTTGCGTTGGGTCGTAGTTAGTTTTGCTCTGCTCCTCTAGTTCAAGGTAATGGTTGTTAATCTGTTGTTGCGTGTCAAAGAGGACTCCGAGGTTCTCACCAATGTCTTTGATGAGTTTGAGTTCAAGTTCCTCATAAGACTGCTGCTGTTTGGTTGTGGCTTTGGCTTTCGCTTTTGCCATAGGCTTTTCTTCGGTTGGCTTAGCTGGTTTACTAACGAATAGACCAATGAACCAATCAAAAATGCCCTTGATTGCTTTGACATCGCCAATGACCTGCTCGGCTGTTTTCTTAGCGCCCTCAAGTTCCATGCGGCCTTCATGCAGGAGAGCGCACCCCTGTTTGATAAAGCCAACGGCAGTCTGAGCCGCCATGAGGAGAGTGAAAGGGTCCACATCCTGTTACTCCAAAAATTCAAACCAACCCGTCAGAATATATTTATCCTGTGTGGGAGATGGTATACCACGATGCGTATAAGTCCAATCAACGGGCCAAATCAAAGCCTTACCTTTTACCGGCTGAATGATTAGATTTTGGTGATGAAATTCTGTACCGCCGCCATCAGTTACATCATTTAAGTACACCATAAAAACAAGGTGTCTTTCACGGATACCGGGTTTAGCGTTTGATCTTTCTGTATGCCAAGCATAAAACCCATCATTAGGGCCATAGTATTGAATATGCGGAGTACTTACAACCCCCCACTTAGCGTACCCATTGCACCAAGGAAATTTGGCTATGTACTCATCAACTACTTTTTGAAGTGCTTCGTTTACGGGTGGAATTAAATCTTCAGATATATGCAGGTCTAAAGATTTTTTTATTGTATGGTCCACTTTATTTTTACCAATAGCGCCTTCATAGAGCTTTCCGTTTTTACAGAAAGCAACCAAAGTGTCGCAAAGATGTTGGTCAAAATATGACTCGTGGATAAAGTTCATACTAGCAATCAAAGCGTCTTTGGCCCGTTTATCCAGCACACAGCCGAATAGCGTTTGCCAGAAGTTACGGGGGTAACTTGATGAAATACAAAAGACGGAAATGCGATAACCGTGCCACGCTTCATTTCGATGTCAAGCCCACCATTAGTATGGAATTTACCAACGTCAATCTGTAACTTACCACCTTCAAACTCGGATGGGTCGGAGAGTAACGCAATTACGCTTACCTTACGTACTGTAGGTAAAACATTAAGTGGGTCCCAGTCTTGATGCCACCCATAAAACCCGTCTTTATCGTATGCGGTTAACTGTATTTGTTCTGGGCGCCCGAGTTGGAAATTCCAACCAGTTTCTTGAGCCGCGTATAACCCATAGTTATACAAAACACCCTCAATCCAATGGTTAATCGGCGCCCAACAAACAGAAGAGTCTCGTATTTTTGTGTCTACCGCCACATGATCATTTACAACTTCCGCTTTTTTCTCTTGGATTGTGGCTCTTTCTTTTAGCAGCAAGTCGCATAACTCGGTAGAAAGCCCGTCCTCCCAAATCCAAAACCTTGGTAAGGTGGTTAATTGTGCGGCATCATTTACCATTTGGCTCTCCTGTTTTTATTCTTTCTGATTCCCAATCTTCTACTGGGACATGTGCGCCAAACATCCAAAGGACGCGAGGGGTCTTACCGTTAACAGTAGTTACATAGTGTGGGATTTCTGAAGCAAGGTAACAATGCAACTCGCCCGTTTCTAAATCAACACGCTGTCCATCAAGATAAAGCTCACCACCAGAATCCGCTTTACGGGTCATAACATTACAACGCAGTGTTGCTAAACCATCCAGAGACCGTGGGTCTTGGTGAGCATAAACATCGCCGCCATCAAATGTACATGATGCCACAACCCCGTCCCTACCATGCCCTTCAATCACCCCGTAGGAGTCTACTCCGCAAAAGGCACGGACACGATTAGATACATCCAAAACAACTTGAGGGTATTCAAACCTGTCCCCATAGAGTCGGTTGGTAACCCGTTTTGCATATTGTCCAACCCCCCTAGAAATACCAACATCCAACCATTTCTTTTCAACGCCTTCATCTACCCACGCGTTTAACGCAGAACATTCTTCGGGCGACAAAAAGTTTTTATGGCGCTCAATACGCATTAGTCCCAATCCCTAGTCAGAGGTTCGTGAGGTGGGGCAACGCCGTCTGGGATAGACGCGGGGTCAAGGATATCGCCACTACCGTCTTCATTACGCAAAGCGTGGATACAGTGGGCAATAGTGTCGTCTTCTAATGCGGTTAGCTCATGCACAACATCAGCTTTGATATAGATATGGGCCGGTGCAGTGAAGTCGGTGTCCTTACCAAGCACGGTAATCCTTAATTTACCTTTGCTTAGAAGAGTCAGATGGTCATGGCAATGTGCGTGTCCGTGTTCTTTGTCGCCCGCCTTACGAAACAGCATTTGTTTTACAAACACGTTTTTTACGCACGAAATGTATGGGATTACGTCCGACATTTTTACCCTATATAAGTTGTTTGTGGGCCTACTACTTGTATTGGTACCCATCTATTTGAATCAAGATTCCAATAGTAGTCATACCCATCAGTTGGGTAAGGAACAGGAGGAACCCAGTTACATGTTGGCTCATCCCAGATAAAATTATCCGCTAGTTTAGGACGGGCAAACCCACCGTGCTCACCACATTCGGCGTGAAAAGTACCGCCAATAACAGCATATCTAATTCTAAAATTATTGTTGTAGGACGTTTGTTTCCATGTAGCTGCGGGTAGAAAGCTGTTTAAAAACGCTATACCTACTGCTTCGCTTTGCGGAAACGGTAAATTTTGAATGTCGTCATTACTAACAACGATCACTTCAAGAACAACATTGTTCTCATCTAATTTTGCAAAATGCGCCATTGATTGCTCCATTAAATAGTAAACGTGCCGGAACCGGTAAACGTGTTGTAGTAGTACGTACCATCATTGGTAACAGTACCACCTGATTTAGCACCGGCAGACATGAGGTATTTAATAATGACGATACCACTACCCCCAGCACCTCCCTGACGATAGCTAGTACCCGATGCGCCAGCGGAACCTCCGCCACCTCCGCCCTTACCACCTACACCCGGTTGCCCCGGTTGTTGGTTATTAGTATCCCCTCCCGCACCGCCACCGCCCGGACCGCCCGGACCGCTACCATTTCCACCAAATGAACTTGAACCTTGACCGCCACCAGCGCGTACAGTTCCCGTTATTCCGTCAGCAGCGCCGCTACCGGACCCCACAACCGCTCCAGCAGAGCCTTTTCCTCCGCCGCCACCGGAGAACGAACCACCCTTACCTTGCTCGCCATTACCACCGGAGTTGCCTTGACCACCAGTACCGCCACCACCAAATCTAGCGGGGCTATTATTTCCTGTGCCCCCACCACCAGAACCGCCACCGCCACCAGAACCCCCACCGCCGCCATTGCCGCCGCCAGTGGAAGATAAACCGTTGAAAGAAGAAGCACTACCCGGGCTACCGCCACCTCCACTACCTCCGCCACCTCCGCCGCCAACTGTAACTGGGTAAGAACCCCCGGGCAACGAAGCACTTCCGGTTTGCATACCACCCGCACCGCCGCCTCCGCCTGAACCTGAACTGCCGCCACCACCGCCTCCGCCACCAGCAAGAACTACATAAGTTACAGCGAGGGCGTTTGATTTGCCGTAGAAATTTGATAGCGCAATAGTGCCTGACGGAACACCCGCCAAAGTTCTATACGAAGACTGGTTAATGTTTGCGGTTGTAGTACCGGGAGTGCCAAGTTCTACGTTAATGTTGTTAAAGGATATTGCACCGGATGCTGGTAATGTCATATCAACCTCTTATGGTGTGCCGTACGCAGTAATGTCAGCGAGGGTGATCAAGTTACCCGACGAATCTAATGACGCTACATTTGTACCGTTGTAGTTGAAGTATAGTTTTGTCCCACTCGGGGTTACGTTCCAACCGCCTGAATTGGTGATATTCGTTGCGTTTGTGGCGTTTGTCGCATTTGTGGCGTTTGTTACGGCAGTTGAGCCTATAACAGCAACAACTTGTGCCCCTGTTGCCGCAGTGAAATTACTTGTCCCGTTGCCGTAGGCTAAACCAGTAAGAGTAGTTACCCCCGACCCTCCGTTAGCCGCAGTTAAGGGTGTGCTTAAAGCCAAACTACCTAAATAGTTAACTGCGCCGATAACGTCAGTGCCGTTACACACCATCAAATATTTTGCCCCAACAGGTACTACTAAACCAGTCTGCCCGCTAACCTTTACTGTGGTGCTGGCTGAAGTGTTGTTGTATATGAAATACAACTTTTTATTGGCTGGAACAATTAGGCTTGCCCCACCTGTACCAGTCAGTTCAATAAACATGTTACGAGCCGTGGCAGACGCACCATTTGACATGGTTAACGTTACATCAGTGCCGGGCATGTTTTGGGTCACATAGCCAGAAATAGCCTGTTCTAGTAATGTGCCAATGTTGAGATTGTTGGTTGCGCCCCAGTTACCGGCCTGATCGCCCGTCCCGATAAGCTCTAAGGCTAGATTGGTTGAGTATGTTGCTGACATGTTGTGCCTTTACTGCGAAGTTTCTATGATCGTCCAAGTAACCGATTGAGTGGTTGGTATTTTTATCCATCCAGCATCTGTTTGACTACTCGCCATGTTGACATTTTCCGTGATGGTTGCGGGGTGGTTGGACGTACTAGAGTTCGCATCCGCCATAGTAATCGCTTCTGCTATGGAGTCGGTGAATACGCGGATGATAGTCAGTGCGGTGTCTGGACTAAAGTTCTCTATAACGTCGAAAAAGAACGCGCTATAAATCTCTTGTGCCGATGCCAATGTTGTATCTTCAGATAGAGATACCGCAAACTGAGCGGCTATCTCTGGTGCGTCGGCCTGAGTTACACCATCTGAAAAAACCTGTAAAAACGCGGACTGCTGAGTGCTGGAGTCGTCAAAGGTAAAAGTTTCAACAACACCATCAGAATAGCTAACACCCGCATCATTGGGGGTATCCGCCATCGTAATATCTTGAGCAATAGTCTGCAAAAACGCAGACAACTGGGTGCTGGAGTCTGCCGCGCTGATATCTTCTGTTACAGCAAACGAAAAACTATTACCCGCTAACGCAGCGAATGGGGTTGCGGCATAGGCGGGTATTCCAAACACGGTTACCCTTTCAGCTTGGCTTCAAGCTCGATGATGCGGTCTTCTAAAGCCTTAACAGATTCAAGTAACAACGGCACCAAACGCTCGTATCGAACAGTCAGGTACTTATCATCAATAGGGGCTGGAGCCACGGCTTCTGGCTGTACAAGCTGTACAGACTGAGCACTCAAGCCAACTTCAATCACACTTGCGTCATACCCCAACTCAACCGCAGTCTCGTTAGCATGGTAGAGCATGGTCTCAATCTGACGTACTTTAGCCAACGGGTCAGTGATATCACCAACTTTGGTTTTTAAGCGGATGTCAGAGTAATACGCAGTGATGTTGTTGGTTGCACGAATCTCACCAGCCGTACCCGAAGCCGCCGTACCAACTCCAATTGAGTTGAACTGAGAGTTCTGGCTCGTGCTAGTAAATGTAGCGGCTGAACCAGTGGTGTTCTGGTTTAGCGTTGGGAATGTACAGTTTGTTAATGTTCCAGATGTAGGCGTACCTAGTATGGGCGTAACCAACGTTGGGCTTGTAGATAAAACTACTGAGCCCGAACCTGTAGAACTTGTAACCCCTGTACCGCCAGCCGCCGCAGGTAAAGTACCCGCCACAAGAACAGAAGCCGATGTAGAGTACAGAGCCGCGTTAGCCGCAGAAAAGGTTGTTAAGCCTGTACCACCATAAGCTGTAGGAATTGTTCCGCCATTCCAAGTACCGCCTGTAATAACTGTAGAGCCAAGGTTTAGTGCGTTAGTGCCCCAAGTCACTGCTTCGGGAAGATAACCGTGTACGTCCCATGTTCCGGCAACTGTACCGTTAGCCAACAATACAAGTTCAACCGCGCCACCAGAAGTAATCGTTCCAATAGCACCGGTAGAATAATCCTGAAGCGTTACCGTGCCTGTAGCATTGTTGTTGAACACAAACGCCACACCCGTAGTAAGGGTGGTCGCATCAGGCATCTTATAAGTCTGACTACCTGTGCCAGTAAGTGTCTGTGAATAACTAGACGCCGCAGTTAGTGTCGTTGTACCGCCCGCTGCCGCAGTAGATGTATTGGACTGGTTGAGTCGGTTTACTGCTACGTTCTGGTTAGCGTCTCTCAACATCACCGAATTAGCGCCACTAGAAGCAGTTACACCCGTGCCACCATAAGCTACACCAATAGTTGTAGCGTTCCAAGTAGCGGAAGAAATAGTACCTAACGCACTAACATTACCAGATGCGTCTTCGTACACCGCTCTTGATGAGGGGTAGGTACAGAAAACATTGACTGTGCCAGAGAACGTGACTGCGCTTCCAGAGTTACTAGACGCATAGACAGTCGTGCGCGTGAGCGTAGGCCCCGTAGATGAATACGTGCCTAGTCCCGATTCCCAATTACCAACAGCGTCAGTAGCGCCATAAAATGTCGTATTGGTGTTGCCAATAGCCGTAAAGTCCTGATACCCCACTACGGCACCGGATAGGGTAAAACTAACTGTGGTGTTAGCCGTACCCGTCTGTTGAACGCGGTCTGCGATAACGAGAGCCATTTAAGACTCCTTTAAGAAGTTGCAGTAGTCGAATAAGTAACGCTTACAGTATCGCCGGTAGTAACAGTCTTAGCAGTGCTGAAGTTACCTTCTGAGTACAAAGTACCCGCAGTGCTAGAGATTGTGCTGACTGCGCCTGTACCTGTCACCAAGAAACATCCATACACAGTAGCAGAGCCTGTCATTGTGTAGGTAATTGCTGTGGCTGTAGAAGTTGTTACGTTTGATGGAGTTGTACCAGTTGAAGAGGCGGCTGCAAATACAGCAGTACCGCGAACAGCAGAACCGCCTACGGTGTAGGTAGTCAACTCAGTCCATGTCTTAGAAGACATAGTGTCTGCGGCTGCAAACGTAGTGCTGTTGTTGATCAAACCTAAGAACGGGCCAACAGTTGTATAAGTACCAGAAGTACGTAGCAACGTGTCAAGCATCAACTGCTTACCAACAGCCACAACTAGGTTAGGAAATTCTTCGTTCCACTTGAGGTTACCCTGTGCATCACGGCACTCTACGTGGTAGAAGCCATCAACGCCCATACCCTCTGGGATAACAGCGTTAGCTTGCATGGTGATTTCAGCGTGGTCACCAAAGTTAGAAAGTTCTTTTTGCATGATTGCTCCTATTAAGAGAGTCGGATGATTGCAGACGTGTTAGTGACTGCTGGGAATTGTACGGTGAATGTACTGGTGCTGGTTTTATCTGAACCAAAGTCAAGCACGCATACTGCGGGGTTTGTTGTGCCGTTAGCCAAGTAAATCAATGCACCTCGTGCTGTGACAGCAGTTGACCATGCGGCGTTAGTGAAAGACAGATAAACAGTAGCAATCCCAGTTTGGTTTCCAATCGTGGGAACTTGAGAGATAGTTAATGCCTGACCACCTGCTGTGTACCCAGAAGCAGAGACTTCACCTATGCTTGTGTATGCTGTTGTGTCCGCGTTCAGGGTGGCGGCGTTGGTGTACAACGCAATGTTATAGACCTGTGTTGTGCCAGTACCAAAATCAAACATGCCATCAAGCATACCTGTCTTGAATGTGTTTGTTGCATAGTTGCCTGTGAAAGCCATTATCTAATCCCAGTATTCTGTGGAAGAGGGGCTTCACGGTACTGACCAGAGCGATAAGCATCGCTACGCTCCAGACCATCACCAAGGCGTTTAGCAAGTGCAAGTGCTTCTTTGTACTTGAGGTCGTAGAACGCCATAATGTCTTGTTCACCCTTCATGTAGGTGTATGCCTCAACCAGTGAGCCATATAACAAGACAGTATCAAAGTTATCACCCAACCAAGTGCGCCCATCAGCAGTGACGCTAATAGATTCTGGGTAGTAGTAATAGTGCAGTTCTACTACATAAGCGGTATCTGGAGTTGGCCCAACAATAAATGACAACTCGTCAGTAATCACTGAACCCGTAACATTAGGCCCAAACAACGCATAATATTTAGGGATGCCAACATCTGTTGTTGGATTTGGATACGCCTGACGGATGAAGTTCACATCCTTGTTTAGCAGGTACTCATATGCGCCAGTAGCATCAACAACTGCTAAAGAGTAAGTAGCTAAGAAGTCATCTGGGCAAGACAAGTATTTGTTAGCGGCGGACACTGCGCCAGTAACGTTTTTACGTAACGACGGAAACTGAACAGAGTTGTATATACGCTGTTCAGCCTGCTCAATAAAGCGATTGATCTGTGTTGTTGAAGACACAACTGTGCCGTCCGCCAAAGTGGTAGACGGAAACGTATTTTCTGTATACGTTTGAATCGCTGTTACGAGTTCCGCGTAGGTCATGCCATCGGGCCTCGTGCCATCAAGCCTTTAGTAGCCGCGCCAGTACCGCGGACTTTGATGCCGGTAGTCTTTGGGCCACGTGTCATGTTGCCAATACTGACTCTGCGCGATGGCATACCACCGGGAGTAGACTCATCAGCCGACATTGTGTTGGGGTCAGTTTTATATTCGGTATCAGCGGTAATTGCCTTACCAGACATATCGTGTGGCTGGGCGTAGACGCTGGCAGAACCAACTTCTTTGCCACCTTGTTTCATGCTAAATTTAGCCATTATTAGCCTCCGCGTTGATTGTTTGCGCGAGCCATATTACGGCCGACGGCTCTCATAGCCTTGCCTGTTACGCCGCCCTTTTTGAGCTTAGTCATAGGCTTGCCGGGGTGCATCTTCTTCTCGTGCTTGTGCACGGCACCTGCGATCATCTTCTTGTCCTGTTTTAAATCTGCTTTATCCATTTTCAACTCCTAAGTTGTTGCTACCGTAACTGTACCCAATTCCACCACTAAAGCCAAGTTATTTGGCGTCAATGACGCATCGAAACTACTTGACCCACCTACTGGTGCCCAACCCCATTGGAAGATTCGGCTACCACCTTCATTCGTTCCTGTGCCACTTTGTGTAGTGCCACCGTTCACATTCGTCTGCAACCCATTGTTCCCAGACAAAATATAACTTCTGTCAGGGCGAGGATTCCTCAAAGCCTGTGGGTCGTCCACTGGGAACATACCCAACTGCAACTGCGGCTGATCTGGGTCCCAGCACTCTGGGCACACCAGCAAGTTGTAGTTCTTTAACTTGCTAATCTCAGTCTTCAGAACCTTCAACTTGAACCGTTGGTCACAACGATCACACTGCGCAATCGCGTATTTGCCAGAAGCAAAACGATTACCCATGACTACCTCCCGATGTAGGTCTGTCTAGGAACCAAACGCAATGCTGCTTTCTCGTGATCCTCGTACGCGGCAAGTTCCCAAGCCTCGTCATACTGAGCCTTCAACATGGCTATACGCTCCATACCCTGCGGTACTTTGCCAGCGATGTAGTACGACAGACCAGCCGCCATACAAGGAATAAATCTAAACGGCACATCCATGATGTTCACACCGCCGCCCGCATCTTGGGTGCGGCGTAGACGCCAATACACAAATGTGTAGTCTTGGGAGTTGTCAGGGGTAGGCCAAACAGTTATGGCTGGTACTTGTTGCCAGTACACGGTAACGCCTGCGTTATGCCCCACAGCAATCGTGTTCTGTTGTCCACGGAAGCAGTTGTATAGCGTTCCGCTAACAGCATTTGTGTTCTGGGTGATGTACCCGTAATTGATGATCTCTGTACCAATCTTCACGAACCCAGATGCGGGTAAACCCGTAACATCATCCAACACGATTGAGGTGGATGTAGACGTGATTGTTGTGGTTAGCGTAGCGGTTATGGGCGAAGTCTGCCCGTTGTAACGCTGAATCCAAACCTGAATAGGTCTGGCTTGGGTTAATTTGTTTGGGATTGTCGCGTAGGTAGAAACGCTAATCCGTGTGATTGTCAGGTCGGCTTGGTTGGCTACATTGTTTGCGTTGGTACGAATCAAGTGCTCAAGCAAGTCAATCGTATCGTTTGGCAGGGCGTAGGTGTTTTGACCGGGAACCAGAGTAATAGACCCCGGCTCGATAGTCCACATGTTGATACCACGGTTTGCCCAATCAGCAAACATGATGTTGAGGCTACGCCGCGCAGTGCGCAGGTCATAGCCCGTGCGAAGTTCGCTACCGGCGCGTTCAAACGCCTCCTCGACCAACTCAGTGAGGTCGAGGTTAAAGCCTACTGCGCCTGACGTATTTGCCATTACTTGGCTTTCTTCTTACGAGTTGGAGCTTCTTCAGCAAAATGCGCTTCTATTTCTGCTTCAGTAGGCTCAACAATAGGAGCGGGCATTTGAGCCTCAACCTTAGCAACCAAGGCTTCTAGTGTAGGGTCAGTGGCACCATACAACATGTGATACTGATTAGCTTTTTCACGAAGGGCAGCAAGAACGATTGCGTCTTCTTCAGCAGTTAGAGTGAACTGTGACATATGTTTCCTTTACCTAAAACTTGCGGTTTTCTTAGCTATGCCTTTTGGCTGGGCTACGAATTGTTTTCCGGCTTTTTTGCCAGCGCGTTTCGCACGCGTTGTTGCAGCGTACTCAGCAGGGCTGAGACTTTTAATCGCAGCTTCTGGAAGGTATCGCTCACCTGTTTTACTAGACGGTTTTCCACTTTTGGTTCTCCATTTCTGGTCACCCCAGTTTTTTAAGGACTGTTGTGGCGCTTTCAATCTCGGTAACCCCCACCTGCCGCCTTGTACTTCTTGGCTACAAGTTGGGCCTTACGTGCTGACCATTGTCCTGCACCAGTGCCCTGCGTTGCTGCGGCCTTTACCTGAGACACAATCCGCTTGCGCAGTTCGGGTTTGGTGTAATTGCCAGCGGCGTTAACTTTTCCGCCTTCGGCGTATTGTGTGAAGTCGGTGTTATCCCTGCGGGCAGTTCTCTTACCAGCAGGCATCTTGGAGGGGTTAATGTCCCCCATACCCCGACTCGCCATCATTTTTTACCCTTTGCGTAGCCACCGCCACACATTACCATAGTGCCTTTGGTCTTACCACGCTGGGCAATACCATCGCCACGACTAGAAGCAGTCATACCGCCTTTAGCCATACCTAGTTCTTTAGCGGTGGGGCCACCTTGTTTACCGCGACCTGCGCCGCCGCCTTCATCGTTACCAGAAGAAGTAGTATCTTCTAAATAACGCATGGCCTTGCGGTCTGGTTTGGGGGTTTCAACAAGTTCTGCTTTACCACGCATTAACTTTTTTACATCAAACTTATCGCCAGATTGATCTGCCGCTGTTGGATCAGCATCGTCGGCAATGGTATAGCCATAGCTATATTTTTTCTCTGGTGCAACACGAATGCCGCTACCGGGTTCTACAGCCTTTACTTTCCCTTTAGGGATTGGCTCATCCACCGGAGTAGAGTCTTTGTATTTATAGTCTTTATCCATGATTAGAGGTACCTTCCACGAGTTTTGCCTTTGGTAGCAATACCATCGGCACGGCTAGAGGCGGAAGACACCTTAGAAGTGACCGTACCGCCCTTTTTGTATGGGACGCCATCTTCAGATAGACGTTGACGTACGGGGCTTTCAGTGCGACCAGACATAGGAACGTTGAACGCACCTGCGAGGTTACGAACGCGGTCAGCCTGAGCAGTATCACGCTCCATGCCTGTGGGGGCACGAGACACGTAATTCTGCATACCTGCTTCAGTTGTACTGTTGGCTTGTGGCGTACGGCGGGGCACATAGTTACGCATACCTGCTTCAGTCGTACTATCTGCTTGTGGTTGGGTTGGCATAGTTACGCCACGACCAGCGCCAGCCATTGAAGTTGTACGAGTACCGCGACTCATACCAGCCTCAGCATTACGAGGATCACGGGGGCGAGTGCCACGACTCATACCAGCTTCGTCGTCAACAGAAATAGTAGACCTAGAACTGGGAGTAGGAGTGGTTGCGCGGGCGCGTGAAG